ATGGAGAACTTATTCCGGAGGCGTCACCTGCGCTTCCCGGTGAATATGTTGTTCATCTGAGCGCAAATCAGGTTGCAAAAATTCTGCTTTCAAATGCGATGGCGCGCGATGGTGTTTCTCGCGTCGAACTCGCTAAGAAGGCCGAACTGAAGCTTCCTGAAGTGACGCGGATTCTCGACGTTCGCCATCCTACGAAGATCGACCGTATTGAGGCCACTCTTCGGTCACTCGGCCATAGGCTTCAGCTGTCGATTGCCTAAAATCAAACCAGGACCGAACCAGCTTTTCACTTTGCTTCACTGGTTCCGGGTCCTGAGCACAAGGGCTTCTCTCCGGAGAGGCCCTTTTCTTTTTGGGGTAGGACGATGCCTGAAGTTCCACAAAAGAAAAGGAGGTGCTATGGCATCAAAACCGAACGCCTCCAAGGGCGGAAGACCATCAACCTATACGCCGGAGCTTGCGGAGAGAATCTGTGATTTGATTCGTGAAGGCAAGTCAGAGCGTCAGATTTGCAAGATGCCTGGCATGCCGGATGCGGTAACTCTTCGCAGATGGAAAGACACCAATCCAGAGTTTTGCACTCAGTCCGCGCGCGCGCGCGAAGCAAGCGCCGAGAAGTTCAACGATGAATTGCTTGAGCTTCAAGCAAATTTGAACAATGAACTGCAGACGCGATTGCTGAACGGCGATGACTTTCCGAAGGGAACTGTTGAAGCCTTCAAGGTGCTGATGCAGGAGAAGGCTCGCCAGATTTCGTGGCGTGATGATTCGCGCTACGGCGATCGCAAGACCGTGAAGATTCAGAGCGACACGCCTGATCTTTCCACGATCGACATGGAAAAGCTCAAGGCCGCAAGAGAGTTGCTGTATGACGAGACTCCCGACACTGATCGAACTTGATCAGGAGATTGCGCGGCGCAGCCTGTCCGAGTTCTGCAAGATGGCATGGCACGTGCTCGAGCCTGCTACACCGATCAAGTGGGGGTGGGCGCTCGATGCAATGTGCGAGCATCTCGAGGCAGTGCATAACGGCCAGATCAAGCGCCTTCTGATGAACGTTCCGCCGGGCATGATGAAATCACTGCTCACTGGCGTCTTCTTTCCTGCTTGGGAATGGGGCGCAGGCGGAAATCCTTCTCTGCGATATCTGACAACTGCGCATAAGGAAGACCTCGCAATCCGAGACAACCTGAAGTGTCGACGCTTGATCTCCTCCGATTGGTATCAGGAGCGATGGAGCGTCGAACTGTGCGGCGACCAGAACGCAAAGAAGAAGTTCGAAAACACGGCTACTGGCTTTCGTGAGTCTATGGCTTTCCGAAGCCTCACTGGCTCTCGAGGCGACCGCATCATCATCGACGACCCGCTGAGCGTAGACGACGCCTTTTCAGAAGCCGCGCTCTCCGCTGCGGAGCAGACCTTCCTAGAGGCCGTTCCGTCCCGTGTGAACAACCAGGACTCGGCGATCATCGTCATCATGCAAAGGTTGCACGAGCGCGATACGGCCGGGATCATCCTGAGCCGCCAGCTGGGCTATGAGCACCTGATGCTCCCAATGCGCTTCGAGCCGGAGCGCCGGTGCGCGACATGCATCGGCTTCACGGACCCGCGCACTGAGGACGGAGAGCTACTCTTCCCGGAGCGCTTCTCCGAAGCGCAAGTCTCCGAGATGGAGCGAACGATGGGCTCTTTCGCGACGGCCGGCCAGCTTCAGCAGAGACCGATGCCGCGCGGCGGTGGGCTCTTCAAGTCCGACTGGATTCAGCACTGGGACAAGCTCCCGGAGCGCTTCGACGCGGCCGTTATCTCGTGGGATATGACTTTTAAAGAGTCCGCGACATCCGACTTCGTGGTCGGGCAGGTGTGGGGACGAAAGGACGGCGCTTTCTACCTCGTCGACCAGTTCCGGGGACGCTGGGACTTTGTGAAGTCGCTCGAGCAGTTCGTAGCGGCCGCGAGGAAGTACCCGCGGATCACCCGAAAGCTCATCGAGGACAAGGCGAACGGCCCGGCGATCATCAGCGCGCTCAAAAGGAAAGTGACCGGCATCATCCCGATCACTCCGAAAGAGAGCAAGGAAGCCCGAGCGAACGCGGTAACGACGCTCTGGGAGGCCCGGAACGTCTACCTGCCGCCTCCGGACCGCTATCCGTGGGTGGCGCAGGACTTCATTCCTGAGCTCCTCGCATTTCCGTCAGGTGCTCACGATGACACCATCGACGCGATGAGCCAGGCATTGAATGACCTGAATCGCCACTCTGGACTGCACATCGACCCGACAAATCTCGCCTACCTTGCCCAGCGCTAGGCGGCTCAAAATGAAGCCCCGCGGCGCGACCAGTACCCGGGGCTTTGACGACTGAATAAGCAGGCACTTGCAATGACCAAGACCAAGACCAAGAAAAAGGCAAAGACTGAGGCCCGGGCCGATAAGCGCTCCGGCATCCTCGATCAGGCCCGCCGCGCCGCCCTAATGGAAGAGCTCGGCGCTCAGCTCTACGCCCCTCCGCTAGCTGCCAAGGTCTTCGAGACCGAAGAAAAGGTCCGCGAGCGCTTCGCCCTCCCGGTTACGCTCGGCACGACCGAAGAGGTCCGGCTGGCGCAGGACGCTGAGCTTGCCGATACCGGGCTGTACTCGACGATTTACAAGTCCCTGCAGCAGCACGGCTATGAGCTCGGACAGTATCCGACGACGTCGTTCATCGGCTACGGCGCCCTACAGCAGATCGCTCAAAATGGCATGATCCGCGCCTGCGTGCAGACCGTCTCCGACGACATCACGCGCGAGTGGATCCAGATCACCGGCTCCGACGATGGCGAGAAGGTGGACGAGCTTCAGAAGCTTCAGGAGAAAAAGTATCACCTCCGGGGGCTCTTTCACGAGGCCGCAACAATCACCGGGTACATGGGCGGCGCCTTCATCTTTATCGATACCGGCGAAGAGAAGACTGAACTTCCTCTCCGCATCAATGACGCCTCGGCCGAGCTGGTGAAGGGCGGAACGCTCCGCTTCGTCGTGGTCGATCCGGTCAGCGTGTCGCCCGGCGACTACAACTCCTCCAATCCGCTTAAGGCCGATTACATGAGGCCGAAGTGGTATTGGGTGCTCGGCCAGCGCGTCCATGCTTCGCGCATGATCCCGCTCTACGACAACCCCCCGCCGACGCTTCTCCGGCCCGCATACAACTTCCTTGGAATCCCGCAGGCGCAAATTCTCTGGGACTACGTGATGCACTGGAACCAATGCAGGGTGTACACGGCGGACCTCGTCAGGAAGGTCTCGCTTCTGGTCTTTCAGACGAGCACGGACGACATCTTCAACTCGCCGAACGGCCTGCAGTTCTTCGACATCCGCATGAAGGCCCTGCAAAGGTATCGCGACAACTCCTCCGTCTTCGTCTGCGACAAGGACGCGGAGGCCGTGATGAACGTCCAGACGTCCATCGCCGGATGCACGGACGTTGTCCGGCAGTCGCTCGAGATGATCGCGGCGCTCAATCGGACCCCGGCCGTCAAGCTCTTGGGCATCAGCCCGAGCGGCTTCAACGCGACCGGCGAGTCGGATATCCGCAACTACTACGACTACATCAAATCGAAGCAGGAACTCCGGCGCGACGCGATCATGACATGCCTGAAGGCGATCGAGCTCGTCGAGTTCGGCACCATCGATGCGGACCTCTCCTTCGACTTCAACCCGCTTAGCAAAGAAGACGAGAACGCCGCCGCGATGACGGCTCAGTCTCGGGCTGGCACGCTGGCGACGCTCGCTCAGATGCAGGCCATCAGCGCTGAAGAGGTGCGAGAGGCCGTCAAGACCGAGCCTGTCATGCACTTGGGCTTTCTCTCTGATGAGCCCCCGGACGGCGATCCAGAGGACTTCCAAGGCCTTCTCGACTCGCTCCAGAGCGCGACGGCGGCGATCAAAGCGCCAGAGGCGCCGCAGGCGAATCCGCCCGACGAGTCTCGACAGCTTCTGCAGTCGCTAGGGGGTGTAAGTGGCTAAGCCGAAGACGATCGCGGCCATCGAGCCGAATGCGGGGCTCCGGGCGGCGCTTCAGAAGAAGATCGCAAAGCTCGTCCGGGCCCGCACGCGGGCCGCGGCGGCGGAGCTCTTCGAGGACCTCATCGCCTCCGGCCTGGTGGGCGAAGAAAGCCGCCTCGCGCAGGATGCGAAACCCACGGTCAAGGACTTCAAGGCCGTCGATCTGGAGAAGGCCTCGAAGCATGCCGACACTGCGTATGCAGAGCGACTCGCTCGTTGGATGATCCACACGGGCGAGGACGCAAAGGCGGTTTCTAAATGGTTTGTCCGCACGACGGCGCAGCGCATTACCGCGAGCCAGCGCCGTGCGCTGATTCGTGCGGGCATCTCCCCTGAGCTCATCAAGAACCGCTGGACGGTTCCGGTCGTCAAGAACCGGTACATCTCTCCAGCGGCCGCGCAGGAGATGCCGAAGCTCATCGACGACATGACGGCCCTCATCACGAAGATGCAAGCCGACGATCTGGAGCGCCTTCGCGGGGCCCTTGACGCGGGGCTGAGCGGCGGAAAGACGATCGGAGACATCGAAGAGATACTTCGGCAGTCGGACGGCTTCACGGAAGCCCGGGCCAAGCGTGTAGCACTCGACCAGTCCGTAAAGGTGAATCAGGGGCTCCAGCGGGCCAATGCGCAGGGCCTCGGCGCCAAAACCGGCATTTGGGTGCATGTGCCAGGCATGTACAGCTCGCGCCAGACGCACAAAGCGATGGACGGTAAGCGCTTCAATCTCGACGAGGGACTTTACGACCCCGCGGTTGGGAGGAAGGTCATGACCGGTGAGCTTCCGTTCTGCCGATGCGTGTTCAGACTCGATATTGACGAATTGCTGAAATGATTCATGAAAGACTTGCCCTAGACGCGCAAAGCGTGCGCCGGTACGACAATAACGGCAACCTTCACGTCGCGGTCTCGCACCTCACGAAAGCGCAAGTTCGGCCCTACTACGGGTCCGAGATCATCGGGTGGCAGAGGCTCAAGCTCGAGCCGACCAAGGTTTACTACGGCTACGCGCCGCCCGAAGAGCTTTCGAAGCCAGAGACGGTCGAGAGCACGAATGGCATCCCGATCCAGCTCGATCATCACCCGGACTACGCGGACGACCCTCAGCTCAAGACGAGGGTCGGTAGCACCGGGACGGACGGCGCCTTCCGCGAGCCGTATCTGGACAACTCTCTGCATATCACCGTGGAGAACGCCATCCGGCGGATCCTAGACGGATCAATGCGTGAGCTATCCCTCGCGTACTCCTACACCCCCGACTTCACCTCGGGGAAGACGCCTGATGGCGATCCGTACGATTTTATTATGCGCGACATTTCCGCCAACCACGTCGCGCTAGTGGAGCAGGGACGCGCTGGGCGCGATGTGTTGGTGCAAGATAGTCAACTTAAAGAGGTAGGTCCTATGGACGACAAGGAAAAGACGACCCCCGCCACTGATGGCGATCCGGCCGTCGAAAAGAAGGAAGTGGCCCTCGCGCGAGCCATCGGCGAAGCAGCGAAGGGGATCGAAGACCTGCACACGCAGGATCAGGAGGGAAACGTGATCGACAAGCCCGCAGAAGACGAGCCCGTCGCTGAAGATGAGGACAAGGACGCCGCCATCAGGCGCATCCTTGACGACATGGTCGAAAAGGGGCTCAAGCCCGAAGACGCGAGGTCGTTCCTCGGTGCTCTCAAGGACCTCGCCTACAACCCGGACGAGGCTCAGGACGGCGATGAGGACATGGCAGAAGGCGCCGACGACGAGCTCGAACAGGCCGATGGTGCCGAGCCGGACGACTGTGAGCAGATCGTTCAGGACGGGCTCAAGGCTTGCGGCTACGACGCCGAGCCGGAAGAGCTTCAGCGCGCTTTTGCTGAGGGCGTCCGCTACGGCGAAAAGAAGGAGAAGGCCGAGCCTGAGAAGCTCGACCGCGAGCACGAGCGCGAAGGCGAAGAGCGCGACGCCGAGGGTTCGGCCAAGCGCATCGAGCGCCGCATCATGAATCGCTTCGCGGCGATGGACGAGTGCGCCAAAACGCTTGGCAAGGTCCGCGCGAACGCGTACGACTCCGCCGAGAGCGTCTACCTGGCCGCCCTCCGGCAGGAAGGCGTGAACACGAAGGGCGTCTCCCCGCAGGCCGCCCGCGCCGCTTACCGCGCGTTCATGGCGGGCAAGAGTCGCGCTCGCAAGGGCTCTTTCGCTCAGGACTCCGCGTCCAGGCAGAAGAGCAACCTCCTCGTCACCAAGCTCTCTCAGATCAAGAAGGGGTACTAATCATGGGCTTTCAGGCAGCTGTTAAGACTGATCCGGCCATCGGCATTCCGGGGCAGGAGGTCAATCCTCGTCAGGCCGTCTACACGGCCTTCAACTTCGTCTCGGACGGCACGGTCCCGGCGGGCGGATTCGCTTTCGCCGTCGCTCTGAACGGCACCTCCCAGACCGAGCAGAACGTCCTCTCGGCCAAGGCTGAGGCCGGTGCGAAGCTGGTCGGATTCGTGGAGCGCGACGTCATCGCGACGATCCCGGCGCCTACCGACGACGCAACGCAGGTCTACCCGAAGGGCACGTGCCCCCCGGTCGCCATTCGCGGCCAGTTCTACGCCATCGCGACGGGCGCGGCTACGGAGGGCCAGTCGGTCCTCTGCGACCCGACGACGGGCAAGGTCACCTATGGCACGGCTGGTGCGACGAATGACACCGGCTGGACGGTCGTCTTCCCCCGCGGCGTCAAGACGATCGCCGAGGGCGACACGGTGATCTATCAGAACTTCGGCGTGGACAAGGCCGCCTAACTTGGAGAGATAAATGAGTTTTGATCTTGACTTTGCAAAGTCGCGCGGCATCTCTGCTCCGCATGCCGTCGGCTTTATGCCTTTCGAGGAAAAGGACGGGCACATCGTCCTTAAGGACATTGACCTCCGCCAGCTCGCGCAGGACGCGGCGCTCTCGACGCAGCCGAACGTGGGCGCCCCCGCGGCTCTTTATACGTACCTCGACCCGCGCATCATCGAGGTGCTCTTCGGCGTCACGAACGCGACGCGCTTCTTCACGAAGACCCTCGTTGGCTCGTGGACGCAGGACTATGCAGACTTCGCGGTTGAAGAGGTCGCCGGTCAGGTCTCGCCTTACAACGACTTCGCCAACGGGACGACGACGGACGTGAATTACAACTTCCCCGTCCGCCAGAACTTCCGCTACCAGACGACGATTAAGTACGGCGAGCTCGAGACGGCCAAGCTTGCGGAGGCGAAGGTCAATCTGCCCGCTCGTAAGCAGAATGCCGCCGCCCAGATCCTCGCCCGTGCTGAGAACAAGTTCCAGCTCTACGGCGTGGCCGGGATGGAGATCTACGGCATGCTCAATGACCCGAATATCCCGTCCACGATCGCTCCGATCTCCGTGAATGGGAATTCCACCTGGGCGACGAAGGTTGCGGCCGATCCGAACAACGCGGCAACGCTCGTCTTCAACGACGTCAACAAGCTTTGGCAGCAGCTGACGGCGCAGAACGGCGGCCATCTCGACATTGACGCTCCGATCGTCCTCGGTATCTCTAATAAGATGATCGGCTACCTCACGCAGCCGAACTCTTTCGGCAAGACGGCCAAGGCGATGCTGCTCGAGAACTACCCGAACATGGAGATCGTGCAGCTCCCCGAGCTGTCGACTGCTGCTGGCGAGATGCTCTATATGACGGTCCGCGAGCTGTACGGCGACGAGACCGGATGGGCGGCCTTCTCTATGGCTTATCAGCTCGGTCGCCTTGTGCCGCACGAGTCGTCCTTCACTCAGAAGGCCTCGGCTGGCACGTGGGGATGCGTCATCCGTAGGCCGAGCCTTGTGGCAACCCTTACGGGCATTTGACGATCTAGAGCAAAGAAAGGTAAGGGCTGCTAACCGCGGCTTTTTCTCTGCTCGGGAGGGGGGGGG